GAATTCAATCTTCGCCGCCGTAGTCATAATTGATCACCACCGTTACAGGGACATTCGCTTCAGGGTTGTCCTTGAACATTCCCAGGTGACGGCCGCACATTTCAAGGGCCTTCAGTTTGTCACACAGTTTGACTTCGCGTTCGATAGCCTGTTCTATAATAGGATCACCGTTTTCGTCAAAGTCTTTGTGTGGGACATACTTGACCTTCATTCCGGAAATGACCGCCAGATCGTCTTCACTGGCGTCTGACAGGACTTCGGCCGTTTGGAAGTCAATGACCTTTGTCGGATTCAGGAAGGCGATTCTTCCCAGTTCCCGAAGAACTCTGTCGGCGTTGATTCCGGTTCGCTTCGACCGTTCGGCCATAGCGGTATCAATGCGCGCGCGAATTTCAGGTTTCGTCAAGATTTCACTTCCGATTGATCCGGCGGATTCCACAGAATATCCGGCGCGAATTGCGGCCTGTGTCGCGTTCAGGTCGATCAGATATTCTTCACAGAAGCGTTCTTGTTTTGCTGTCAGCTTCGGCATGATTCACACTGTCCTTTCTGTATAATCAATGAATGGGTACAAAAAAGACACTCCCGAAGGAATGTCTTCAATGTACCCTATTCAAAGGAGGGTGGACTTTCAGTCGTCCACGATACCATAATACCATATAAAAATGGCCTTGTCAGTTGCACAGAGTTGCAAACAGTTGCAAACAGTTGCACATAGTTGCATATTTTTTATATTTTGGTGCGGACAAGGGGATTCGAACCCCTATGGAATGAACCACGCGGCCCTGAACCGCGCGCGTCTGCCAGTTCCGCCATGTCCGCGCGTTGTGCCTGGGGTTGCCAGGCACGTTTCAGGCTATGAAAACCACTTTGACCGTTCGGCCCTGTTGAACAGTTTGTTCAGGGCGATTTCTCTTTGACGGTAGACTGTGGTTCTGTCCACCTGAAGGAATTCAGCGGCTTCTTCGTATGACCTGTACGGGTAATACAGGGCCAGAAGGACGCATTTTGAACGGGTGTCCAGTGTCAGGACCAGGGACCGGACTTCTTCGATCTGGCGAAGCTGACGTTCCAGGTTCGCGATCGCTTCGTCTGCTCTGGCGCGCCGGCGGTCACGTCGGTCGACCATTCGGACCAGGTTCCCGTCTGGGTCTGGTGAAGAAGCGTGGACGCCCGTCGGGTTTATGGCCGTGGAAGGATAGGCGCCCGACATAAGTATTTCTTCCAGATCGTATTCCAGGGATTCCTTTTCGGCGGCGATCTGTGCTTCTATGACGCGCGCTTCCTGGTCGTGGTTCCGAAGTATATCCATGACCCTTGTTCTGACTTGACTTTCTTTCGGTTTGTCCATTTTTCTTCACCACCTTTCCGACATTTCGGATTAAAACGGAATGTCTTCGTCTTCGCCCACTTCTTCGAAGTCGCCGGAAGCGTAAGCGTTCGCGGCATAACTGCCGGCTTCAGCGTCCTTCTTCGCGTCAGCGAAATAGACGGAATCAGCCAGGACTTCGACAGCCTTTCTTTTATGGCCTTCGTTGTCTTCCCAGGTTCGGGTCTGGATTGAACCGACGACGGCGATCCTGGTTCCTTTCTGGAAGTGCTTCGAAATGAATTCGGCGGTCTGTCGCCAGGCCACGACGTCAATGAAGTCGGCCTTCTCTCTGTTGAAGCGGCGGTCGACGGCCAGGGAAAACGACACGACGGCCGTTCCCTGTGGGGTGTATTTCAGTTCTGGATCGCGTGTCATGCGGCCCAGAAGTTGACATTGATTCATGGGGTTTCCTCGCTTTCGGTTTAGAATTGCTTCCCGTGTTTATACGGGCGGCCTTCGTTGTAGGCCATTTTCATTCGGATAGCGGCGTCCAGGTCGATTCCCAGGTGTCCGCAAAGGTCCGCGATCCTGATCACAGCGTCAGCCAATTCGACGGCCACGCCTTCAGGCTTTTCGCCGCGCCATTCGTTCATGTCGGACACTTTGAATCCGTTGACCTCTTTGAACCAGAAGTCGGGGTTTCCTTCGCGTTCTTCTTCCAGTGCTTCGGAAAGTTCGCTGTGGATCAGGGCGATAGATGTTCCGAACGCCGGTGTCGGGTTCCAGAACCCGTGATTCACGGCGTTTTCGTGGGCCTTCTTGACCAGTTCGTTAATTTCCATATTGTTTTACCTCTCAATTTCAGATATGACTTTGATTCGTACTTCCTGGCGGCCGAACTGAAGGGCGTCGTCGTGGTCTTCGAAGTAGATGTCGATCTTCAGGCCCTTAATGGCGCCGCCGCGATCCCGGACTATGTATTCCCCCAGGCCTTCGACCTGAAGGACGGTTCCAGGCGGATAGACGTCCCAGTCAGCGGCGATCGTGACGCCTTCCTGGGCGATAGCGCCCGACGCGGTGTAGACGATACCGTTCGTCCGGTTTTCGGCCCACGCGCCACAGCATTTTTCACATGGACAGTAAGCCGTCGCCGTGACGGTCGTCCAGGCTTCTTCTGGCGGCTTTGTTTCGTCCGGTAGGGGAAGAATAGGGGCGGACGGTTTAGACGTCGCCAGGGGCGCCAGAATCGCTTCCTGGGCGCCTTTTGTTTCTTCCTGGATAATTCCTTCGGCGGCCGCCGGTTCGGCCGCCATAATGAAGGACGTACACACCAGAACACTTCCCAGAAGCAGACACAGGAAACTAAATGTCAGTTGTTTCATTTCGGTTCACCTTCCTTTTCGGGGATCGCCTTGAAGCAGTCACAGCGGACCACGCGGTCAGCTTCGTCGGCGTGAATGGGACTGGGAAGACCGGCGTCGGCTCTTTCGATACAGGCGATACAATAATCGCCATGACGTTTCTTCCGGTCGTCGTGTATTTCCTGAATGTTGTCGCACTTGCGGCAGTTGAAGTCGTATCGTCATTTCGGAAGGCGTTCTTTTCTTCGGTGGATCATGTCTGTTTTTCCTTTCTGAAGCGTTCTTCCAGGTCGAAAACACTCTTTCCTTCGCCCTTCATGGGGCGGTCGGTTCTGGCCTGGATTTCCTTCAGTCGGCTCCAGTATTCCGGAAGGTGGGTGTATATGTTCCGAAGTTCCTTCAGGTTCTTGTTCGCGCAACACCAACAGGACACGCGGTCCAGTATGTCGTATAGGCGGAACCCGTTTTCTTCCCAGAAGTACCCCCCTCATAACACAGGCGAAGGGCGTCAGCTTCTGCGATTCCCCAGTCAGCCAGGGGCGCCACCTTGTTTTCTTCAAGGCGGCGAAGGCGCTTCGGTTCGTCAGCGGCGATCCCTACATACTGAACCACATTCTTTCCGGCTTTTCTGGCGTGGCTGTCCAGTGCGGCCGTCTTTGTTGCGGTTCCCCACCTTGCACAGCCGCCACACCAGGAATAACCGTAGTGAAGGCCGTTCTTTTTACTGTTGACCGGCTTTTCAAGCATATCGAACAGGAAGGGGCGCGGTGGGTGCAGTTCGGTATACTTGACGCCGCGTTCTTCCAGGATCGGAAGGATTCTGTCGCGTATGCTGTAAATGGCCTGGAATTCCATTCCGGTATCGTAGAAGACGACTTCGTGAAGCGGAAGGCCTTTTTCCAGGATCAGAAGAAGCATGGCCAGGCTATCCTTCCCGAAGCTGACAGAAGCGACATATTTCGTTTCACTCATTCACGACACCGCCTTCCACTTCGTCGCCCCAGGCGTCCCACCCAGGGGCCGTCTGTCTGGCGAATAACTCGATTCGTGTACCCCCCCGCAAGCCGAACTATACGGTCACGGGTTTCGGCCGGCTTCTCACTGTGGCGGCCGATCGGGGCGTCGATTACACTGTGGACGGACGCGGAAGCGCGTTTCGGCTTGCCCTTTGTAGCCAGAAGACAAACTTCAGCGTTTGCGCGTGTCCAGTTCCCCAGGCCCCAGAACCAGGAAGGGGACTTCTTGTTTCTCTTTACCCAGACGAACGCGGCGGTCTTGTATGTAAACCCCCACCGTTTGATCGCTTCCAGGGCGACGTCCAGGTTCGGGAATGTGGCCCACATGAACAGAAGACAGTCGTCTTCGGCTATATCCTGGACCGGAAGGTCGAAGATGTCTTCCGGCTTCATGGTCTTATAATGCCTTTCGGCGTTTCGCATGGCGCCGCCGGCGGCATAGTTCCAGGGTGGATCAGCATAGATCACGGAATATTTCTTGTCTGGGAATGGTATCATGTGGCCACCGCCTTTCTGGCGGCCAGGTTTTCGGCCGACCGCTTTTCACAGTAGACGGAAAAGGCCATTTCGCGGATCACGTCTGGGATCAATAAGACCAGGTATTCGTCGCCATAGCCGTCTTCACCCCATTCGCGGCCGGCGGACCGGTTCGCGACTTCCAGTTTCCTTCTGGCGTATTGTTCGGCGTCCGCAAAGAATACTGGACACAGTTCGACGCCCAGTTCGGCTTCGACTGCGATCTGAAGATCAGTCTTTTCCATGCTTCAGACCTCCCTTCATGTGATCCGGCATTTCGGCCGGAAGGACGGCCTGGTGGACCAGGACAAGGTCACTTTCGTCCACCAGGGAACCGTTGAAGAAGTGGACCAGGGCGCCGGTGGAAAGTTCGACCGCCTGGTTCGCTTCGGTTGTCTTTACATACGGCCAGTTGTTGTCTTCGAAGACGTCGCCGGCCTTCAGATCACCATATTTCACTTTCATCTTCGTCACCGTCTTCCTGGCCTTCGGCGATTCTGCGAAGGACTTCTTCGACAAGCTGTTTTGAAGTGAATTCGGCCAACAGTGCAGAATCAGAAAGTTCGACCTGGTCAGGTTCCAGGGATAAAGTGATCCCAGATTCCACATAGAAAGCCGGCCGAACGCCATGGTTGCCAAAGGACGCGTAGTTGTAGTCCAGACGGCCGTCAGTGCTGACACTGCGCGCATAGTTCGAGTGCGCGGCGTACGGGGTGATCAGCCACCACCAGTCGTCCAGGGCCAGAAGGTCCTGTTCGCTGTACTTGCGGAACATGGCTTCAGACAGAAGGGCGATCTTGTCCTGAATGATACCGTAACCGGCGCCGCCTTCGTGGTCTGCCAGGTCCCAGTCGGCCGTCAGAATGTGGGCGGAACGGATAGGTCCTTCAGCATGGTCGAAAGCGGCCAGGAATTCGGTGTTCAGTTCCTTTCGAAGATTGCTGAAGCGCCAGTCGTTCGGATTCGTTTCCGGCTTTTCAGGTCTGGTCTTGAAAGGCTGATCTGCGAAGTGGCGGTCGGCGATACAGGCGTCGGCGATCAGAAGGGTTCTTCCGTTCGTGAAGTGTTCCAGAATCCGGACGTCGATCGGTCCGGCGTTGAATACGGTTCCGGGTGCAAGGTCTTTGATTTTAGCGTTTACCATTTGTTTTTCCTCCTTCGAATTCTTCGATCGTGACTTCGATTCGTGGGTCTTTCGGGTCCACGGCGAAGTCGTCTGTGAAATGCTCGATCTGGCCCCACCCGTCATTATCCAGGACGCCACAGTGGACCAGGCTGTCCTGAATGAACTTTTTCGCGAATGCGATATTGTCCTTATCGCGACGACGGTTCGGTTCGACCCACAGATAGCGGATCACGACGGGGCGGTCGAAATGGACGCCGCGAAGCCGTGTCTTTACCATGTAGCCGATCACGTTTTCGGCCTGTTTCTTCATGGCGGCGGCCTTATACTTACCCTTGACGGCTCTTTCGGCGTCAATGTATTCGTTTAACCCTGGCAGAAGGCCAGGAATGGTCAGTTTGTACTGTTTTTTCACTCGTTCACGTCCTTTCCTCACAGGCCCAGAATCTTTCGGGCCTTGTCACGCCGTTCGGCGGCGTTCTGGGTTCGCCTGGATTCGCCGGCAAGTTTCAGCTTGATCGGACACATTTCCAGGATTCGGTCATAGATTCGCGCATATCCCAGGGAAGGCGGATTCTGAAGGTCGGTCAGGGAAAGGTTCGTGGTGACGATCAGTGGTTTTCCGGAACGGCTTCGGGCGTCTATGATGTTGAAGACCTGTTCGACAGAAAACGACGTGTCACGTTCGACGCCCAGGTCGTCAATGACCAGAAGGTCATAACGGTTCAGCTTGTCCAGGAATTCCTGTTTGTCTTCGCCGAACCCCTGAAGTTTGTTCAGGATTCGGGGGAAGTTCGTGACGCTGACCCTGACGCACTTGTCGGTCAGCGCGTTCGCGATACAACAGGCCAGGAATGACTTTCCGGTCCCGACGCCGCCATAGAACAGAATTCCGATATTGTCGGCCTTCATTTCCTCCCAGTGGTCGACGTACTTCAGACAGACGTCAGTGATCTTCTGGTTCCGGCCGTCGTCCTGGGCGAAGGTCTGGACCAGGTATGACGGATCTGTGATACCGTCCTTTCGCCGGCGCTCGACCATTTCGCGGAACTTCCGGCGTTCTTCCTCCTGGCGTTCCTTCTCGACTTGTTCTGACCGGCATTTACACATACACGGAACAAGGACCGTCTTTTCGCCCAGGTCAAGCCGGTGTTCTTTCCTGGTTTTGCAGTTGCCACAGCACAGGAAGCCTTCTTCGTCACGGAAGTCGTCTTCGGCTTCGTTGTTCGTGCGGCCCCTTGCGGCGATCTGTTCAATGGCGTCAGTGAATACATTTCCCACGGTTATTCACCGCCCAGGAAGTCTTCGCCGTCGTCGTAGTTCTTGACGGCCGTCGGCTTCGGTGAAGGCGTTACCTCTGCGCGATCGTATTCGTTCCAACGTTCACCGCGAAGGAATGTGGCCGGATATGGAATGAAGCGGCCTTCGTCCTTCGTCCACTGTTCAGAACGCTTCCAACGCTCGACGCCCTGGACAATCTGCTCGATAAGGTTGTCGTCAGGTTTGATCTGGTTCCAGACCTTCACGGCGTCCTTCTTTCCGACCCTTCGCGGATAAGCAGACCAGAAGCGGTCAAAACCGTCGCGTCCACCGGCGCCGTTTTGCGCCGTTACTCGTTTTCGTTCCTCGTTTACGTTTACGTTTACGTTTACGTTTTCGTTTACGTTTACGGAAGAATCTGTTTGCATTTGCGCGCAAGTGTCAAAACCTTCATTTGTTTCCTGTTGTGTGCAAATGCTATCAAGTGAACACGGAAGCGGAAATTTACTTTTTTGTGCGCGCCTGTTCTGGTGTTTGTCCCAGGACAGTAGTTTCAGGTATTTCTTTCCGTCCTCGGCTGTGTATGTAGCTACAAGGCCGGCCTTGCACAGTTCGGAAAGCCAGGAAGCGACTTTTTTTTCGGTCGGGACGCTCAAAGGGAACAGAAGTGAAGCTATAATCTTCGGGTTCCCGTGGTACAGGCCGAAGTCGTCTGCCTTTACGATCAGACGGTAAAACAGGACTTCAGCTTCGGCCGAAATAGTGGCCAGGTTTTCCGACGTGCAGATCGATTCTTTCAATATGCGACTTGGCATTTCTTACACCACCTTTCAAGCGTTCTTCTGGCAAGCGCGGCACATTTCGCGGCCATACTTCTTCATGGAATATTGCTGTTCGGCGGAACTGATAGGTCCGCCACATACAGGACACACAGAACCGGTCGTCCGGCCGTTATTCTGGGCCTGTGGCGCGCTTTGCGGTGCGCGGTTGGTAGTTTGTCCACCCTGGGACTGTGCGGCGTTCTGTGGCGCGTTCTGTGCGGCTCTGGGCGCCTGGGTGTAACCGTTCATATTGAAGCGGACAACGCCGTTCCGGTCCACGATAACAAGGTCACAGATTTCGCGGCGGTCGTCATAGGCGATCTTCGACACCTTGAAGCGTGTGTTCGAATAGCACTTGAAGACTTCCTTGTTTCCCTGGCGTTCGGAATAGAATTCATTGTCCGCCAATTCGACATAAATGAACGGGCCGGTGTAAAGTTCTCGGCCGATCCCGACGTTAAAGCCGGCACGTTTGAAGGCGTCTGACGCCTGGCCTTTTTCCTTTTCGGTGTTGCTCTCGACACCGACGTCCTGTTTCCGGACCCAGGTTTTCTTTTCTTCGTCCCAGATGTCGATCGAACAGAACAGGTTCCCGTTGATCACTTCATGGGTTCTCTGCCAGTTGCCAGGGCCGAAGACCAGGTCAAGGATTCGCATATCGACACGGGCGTCTTTGTAAAGAAGAAGGACCGCACCGACCTTGCCGCTTTTCGATTTACTGACGGACTGAACGCGGCAGTCTATGTCTTTTTCAGTCAGAAGGGGAATGGTGAATTCTTTCATGTCGTCGCCCCCTTACTTGATCTGAATGTTTCGGTTCTCGATCAAAGTCGCGCCGGCGATTTCCTGTCCGGCCTGAATTGCCTTCTTGATCGCCGTTTTGTCCGGCTTCGTGGACACGGTTTCCACGATAAAGTCAGCCGGAAGGGCGCCTTCGTCTTCGATATTCACCGCCACGGACTTTCTGAAGGACACGCGGACCTTTGCGGTTTCGACCTTGTCGCGGCCGGCGGCGTCCAGACAGGAAGTCAGATACTTCTTCATGTTGTCGACCTTACGTTCTGCGCTCTTTCTGCGCTCTGCCAGGCTCGATTCCTCTGTCTTCAGGGAACCGATAAAGGCTTCCAGGTTCTTAATGTAACAGGCCACGGATTCGGCCTTTTCCTCAAACACACCGGCCAGGGCGTCCACAGCTTCGAAATTCAGGATTTCGCCGGTTTCTTCGTCGACCTCCAAACGGTCGAAGGCTTCCAGATATTCACGGGTGATTTCATACAGACTATTATTCATTCTTCGAACCTCCCTTCAGAATGGTCAGGACTTCGCCGACCAGTCGGTCAACGTCATTCCACCCAGTTTCAACGCCTTCCTGACGCGCTTCACTGAAGTTTTCAAGTTTTGCGATCGCGTCCTTGATCTGCATTTCGGCGGCGTCGGCGCGCTTTTCCTGGCCCTTGTAGTTGTTGAACCAGTCGGTCGAACTCTTGCGTTCGAATTCCAGACTTTCGGCCAGTTCGCGGTTTTCGACCAGGGTTTTTAAGGTAAAAGCCTTCACGGCTTCGGTGTCATAAAAATTCAGCATTGAAATTTCCTCCTTTGCGTGTTATACCATTTACAGGTTTTTTGGAAAAGACCGTTTCGGTTGTTGTGGTGACGACGAAACGGTCTTTTTCTGTTTCTTCGATCGTGATTTTCTTTTCACCAAGAAGAATCAGGCTTTTTACAGCTTGTCCGACCTGGACCGGCGACAGCGTCGCGGTGTACTTCATGGCGTTTCCTCCTTTCCTTGCGTACTGGGAAGGCACCGGCCAGAAGTAGAAGTCCGGCCCAGATGAACAGGAACCCGAACAATCTGACCGTACCTTCCAGAAGTGGGACAGTGTCGCATTCGATCGCGCCGGCGGCCGCTAACATGGCCAGGAAGGCGAAGACCGAAAGAATGGACGCTGTGTTCCTTATTGCCAGGCGAATTCGTTGTCGTTTTCGCCTGGCGCGCTGTGCTTGTGTCATGCGTCGACCTCCTTTCGTCTTCTTCCGCGACGACGAATATTTTCCTGGTAGGTCTTCTGTGCCAGAACCGGATCGTAGGCTGGACGCTGATTCTGGTCAAGTTCACCGGTGTCGCCGCGCTTCAGTTCTCCGTATAGCGTCTTTTTAGGTACGCCGACAGATTCAGAAATTTCGGCGGTGGTGGCGCCTTTTTCATACAAAGCCGCGATCGCTTTTCTGTCGTCGAAGGTAATAGTCTTATAAGTTGCCACGTTTTCACGCTCCTTTCTCGGCCATTTATGTATAAAAAAATAAGTTGCGAAGGCCTTTTGGACCTTGCAACTTAATACTACACCCCACAAATGAAAAAGTCAAGATTAAATTGCAAAAGCTCACAAATAATTTCAAATTAGCATGGCGACGCCCTCCGCAAACACGGAATTCGCGCTTCTGAATCCGTGAATTTCTCTGGGATAGTTATTGATCCAGTCTTCTACCCATTGAATCGCCTTCTCCGTGATCTGGCGGAAGTCCGTCCCCTTCGGGAACCACCGGCGGATCATCTTGTTCAGGTTTTCGTTCGTCCCTCTCTCATACGAAGAATAGGGGTGACAGGTGTTCCCTGTATGCCGCTTCAGCTATGTCCGGACTGTATCGTTCTTCTTCGGTCAGGTCTGAATTCGTGTGGATATAGCGGCCGCGCTTGACTTCGTTGTAAATGGTGTGAAGGTGGACACCGATTTCGTCGGCGATTTCCTGGTAATGCCGGCCGGCCTTCAACATGGCTTCGATCTTCAGGCGATCGTTCCACGATAAATGTCTGAATCTGCGTCTTTTCATTGTTATTCCTCCCTGGGTAAGCAAAAAGACCCCGTCCGTAATGGACAGGGCCTTCTGATCGTTATATGTTGGATAATCGGGCGATATGTTCCGCCAGTGCTTCTTTTATGAAGGCGTTGACGCTCATTCCGACCGATTCGGCCGCCTTCGCGATTTTTTCCCTGTCACCCTTCGGGACTGTGATTTCGATTCGGTCATAGGCTTTCGTATTATAGCGCTTGTTTGCGGCTGTCTGTGCTTTACTCATAAAATAATCACCTCACGCCTATTATTATATACTACCGGTAGTATATTGTCAAGGGGTTCAGGGTAAAAAAATAGGCCACCGGTGATCCGGTGGTCGGTTTTTGTTTCAGTTTTCAGATAAAAGCCAGTCGACAGACACGTTCAGAACCTTCGCTATAACCTTCAGTTCGAAGTCTGCGACGAAGCGTGTTCCGATCTCGATTCGGCTGACACTGTCGCGCTCTATGGCTATACCGGCGATCTGTAACTGTGCCGCGAAGTCCGCCTGGGTAAGTCGGCGCTTCAATCTGGCTTCGCGGATTCGTTCGCCGCTTACATTCTTCCTCCCCTGATAATCGTATATTTTCACGCCAGACCCTCCCTTCATTTGTAACTTTTGTGTTAAACGTCTGAATTATTCTTGTTTTTAACACATTTTTCGCGTATAATTGTGTTAAAGGTCAGAATCACGCGATTATTCAAAAAGAATTTACATATAGAAGGGCGGTGATCCTGTGTTTTTTGATTCAAAGAAGCGCCAGGAAAAGCGTGAAGCGAAGCGCAAAGAAAGGCTTTACCAGGAAGCCGTGAAGAAAGACCCTTTGTTCCAGGACAGACTGAACCGGAACCACGAAATAATGATGGATTCTATTCGAATTCTGAACGATACAAGGAACCTGGTCACATTTACAGGCCGATATTCAGACGCAAAGTCGGCCGCTTTCCGGTTGGAAACGGCCTTCCTTCAGATCGGCGACGACTGCTGTCAGGGTATACAGGACGAAATTGACACCCTGTTTATAGAACGGCTTCCGGCCGTCCTTGATCTGGAACTGTCACAGGCCGACGCGCTGAAAACGCTTTCCGGCAAACGTAAACGGTGGAACGGAATTGTTCAGACGTTGGAAAAGTGTGAACGTGTTTCCGGAAGCGCTGTCGAAGACGCGATCACGGAAGCGGAAGCGAAGGTTTTTCTTCTTCTGGAAGAAGGGACCGACTGGTCGAAAGAACCGGTCGACATTGACTTCGGCCCGTCTGAAGCTGTTGTCGTGGAAAGTCTGAAGAAGGCGGCTCTGAAGACGGCTATTGAACGCGGTATTCCGGAAGACCAGGCCAGGGATATAATCGAAAAGACGATCAGAAACAATAAAAGCGGCCAGGGGTGATCCCTGACCGCTTCTTTTTGTGCCTGTGATTCAGTTTATACTTTCTGAAGGTTGGACGCCTTGACGGCGGCAGTGACGGTCTTTCCGATACCAATGACGACACGATCGCCGTTCACCTGGATCACGTCATAGACGTCATAATAGGTCTTGAAGGTTCCGCCGTTGTAGGTCTGGGCCTTCAGGACCTTTACTTTATCGCCCTTCTGAATGGTCTGATCGGCGGCGACAGAAACGTCAGCCGCGTCGACCCACCCGTAAACAGTGGAACCTTTTCCGGAAACTGCGACCAGGTGGTAAGGGTGGGCCTTACCGGCCGCGATCGCTGTGATCTTCGCCTTTCCGGCCTTGCAGTTCTTTCCTGTGGCGGTCTTATAGGCGGAAGTGTAGTGTTTCGTTCCGGTGAAGTTGACTTCGGTTCCGACGGTCAAGGTCTGGGACGAAGCCTGGGCGTCGGTCGTGCCGGCGGTGCTTTCTTCGTAGCTTCCCAGGCGTTTATTGACTTCGTCGGCGATCTGGCCGTGGCGTTCGTAAAGGTAAGTTCCAGGACAGGACTTGTTCGCATAATCGCGGTGAACGGTCATATTACAGCCGTTTTTGTGATTGACGCGGTCTTCCTTGTTTGTGGACCATACAAGTTTCTTGATCCCGTTTCGCTGACAGATGTCAGTCACCAGGTCGATCAGGGCCGCGAAGGCCTTGTCGTTTACGGCGTAGGGTTCAGTCGTGTCAGACGCGACTTCGATCGTGATCGCGCGGTGATCGTTTGCGGCGTTGGAAGAACACCAGGAACGGTCCTTTTCCTCGACATACATTCCGATTCGACCGTCGACGCCGACGCCGTAATTCGAAGACGCCTGTCTGGAAGTGGGGGCGAAGATATTTCCCAGGGTTTCAACGGAACACTGACCGACGACACAGTGGATCGTGATCGTGTCGATCTTCTTATTTCTGGGACTGGTCTTGTTCGGGGAAATTTTTGTGTAGCTTACAAGTGGACTGTTACTCATTTTCATTCACGTCCTTTCCAACAGTGAACCCGATCGGATTCGCGGCCGGTTCTGCTTCCTGGGTGTTATCCACAGTTCCCACAATATCCACAGGGCCGGCGTTCAAAATTGCGGCGAACTTCGTGAAGGCTTCCTTGATGTACTTACAGGACACCAGAAGGACGGCGCCAATAATCACCAGGTCGGCGAACAGGTCGGTATATTCGGCCGGAATGGCCCACCCGACGTCGTTCGCAAACAGGGGAAGCGTAGTCACGGAAATACACAGAAGCGTCAGGCCGACGACGAAGGTCAGAACCTTCAGGCCGCCGGTGATCAGCTTTTCACGGCTGAACTGTTCCTTCTGAAGTTTGATGTTATACCAAAGGGAAAAGGTGACGTTCGCCAGGTATGCCGCTAAAAAAATCAGCATGGCCCACCCGATCGTCACCAGGTTCGCGATAACTGCTTGATACATGGTTAAACCTCCTTTGTATCGTTGTAGACTTCGGGGCCGTATTGTTTCCGAAGTTTGATTCGGTTTTCGGCTTTCGCCTTGCTGTAATAGAATCCCGTCGCGGTTGCCAGTTCGGCGAAGACGGCCGGAATCAGATAGGCCAGGGGTGACGCGTCGCCGGTTTTCCAAACGAAGGCCAAAGTGAAGACCGTCACGACGATCGTGACGGTCCCCACGGCGGCCATTATGATTTTGGAAAATTCGCGTTTTTTCTTACGCCTGGTCATGTTCCAGATCTTCGATTCGGTGATTCGCGACCTTGTCCAGATCTTCGATTCGGTGATTCGCGACCTTGATCTGTTCCTTGATCACCGCTTGATCTTCTTCCAGTTTGTATGTTCTTTCAACAAGGTTATTGTGTTTGTTGACCTTGTTTTCAAGCTGTTCAAGGCGGTAAGCGATCAAGGCTGAATTTTTGCGGTTTGCGAAGTACGTTCCGGCAAGCGTACCCAGAAGGGACAGAAGTCCAATGATTATTCCTTCGGTCATGCTGTCACCTCCGTCCACCCATAGACGCCAGGTTCCCAGACGTTCGCGTCGACGTCAGAAGTCCAGTGCTTCCCGTTATGGGACACCTTCGCGCCGGCGTCATAGGCGTCATGGGCGCCGACAGGCTGTGACCATTCAGGCCATTCCACAGTCGGATCGCCGATTTTCACCCACAAGGAAACGGCGGTGTCAGGGGTCCAGTCTGCTTGTGAAGTATGGTCCTGAATACAGCGGTACAGTTCGCCGTTATGGCGGCGAATGTTGCCGGACTTGTATGTAGCCGGATATACCCAGGGCGAAAACTGACTGGCGTTTTCGGTTGCGGTTACGTCGTCGATCTGTCCGCCTTCAACCAGGGTCACAAAGGCGATAGAAGTCGCCCTGGAAATTTCATTCACGGGGTTCTGCGCTTCCTGGGCCTTTGCTTCCTTCATGCTGACGGCTTCGCATTTTGTAGGATCGAACATTTCGGTTTCCTCCTTCCTTATGCGAAACGGATCGTCGCCTGTGTAACTTCGATTTCTTCGTCACCCTTCAGGATATAGAAGCGATAACCCAGGCCGTAACCGTTCGCGGCTGTCGTGTTGCTGAAAACGTGAACAAGGCTGTTCACTTTGCTTGTGATTTCCTCCCATACAGGGGAAGCGTCGAACGGGTTGTTCGTGACTTCCAGGTAAAGGGTGGAATCTGCCGGCCTTTCGGTCGGATAAAGAGAAATAAAGACCTTCTGGACCAGGGAATCGGTCCTGAAGGCGCGCGCGGCCGCGATTCTGCTGACGGTTCGGCTGAAGGTGATCTTCCTTGTGTCCGTTCCGCCGGCGCCGTCGCTTGCTGTGATCGTCAGGACATGGGTTCCGGCGATCAGTTTCAACCAGACGTCAGTCAGATCGACCGTGTTTGTGGCGCCGCTTGTGGCGGTGTAGCTTCGAAGGGTGATCGTTTCAGAACCGTTCGTCAGGGTTTCGACGACGGTCAAAGTCTGGGACGAAGCCTGGGCGTCAGTCACAGTATAGGAATGACTGAAGGGGTCAGTCTTCGCGCCGACGTTGGTGTCGGAACCGCTGATCACGGGCGCGGTGTTGTAGGAAATGGTTTTCGCGGAACCGGTACAATATCCGGATTCAAGGCCGTTCGCGTCGACTGCCTTCACGCGGACCTGATAGGTCGTTCCGGACGTCGGAACAGTGTCGGTGATCGACTTTGTGGTCGTGATCCCGATCTGGGTGTAGGCGCCGGAATCGGTTCGTCTTTCCCAGACGTAGGAAATGGCGTCGCCTTCAGGATCGGAAGAACCGCCGGTCGTGATTGTCAGACTATTTCCGGCCTGTGGTGTGCCATAGGAAATAGAAGACGGATCAGTGGGCGGCTGATTCCACTGAAGGATATAAGCGCCGTCTGTGTCTGTTGAATCGGATACCAGATTCGTAGATGCCAATTCCAAAGCCGGCCGAACGCCAACGTCGCCACCGTACACGCTGTCGTAGTTCAGACTGCCGCCAGGGTAGACATAGCGCGCACTGCGCGGGCTCGCGACGATCGGGGTACGAAGCCACCAATACCAATTAGACGAAGAATTCAGACTGGAATTGGTATATTCGGACTTGCTGACTGCTTCGGCCGTAGGCATACATTGACGACGTGTAGCACTGTTGAAGTATGACCAGACGGTTCCTTCTGCGACACTGTTTTCGTTTGCCAGGCCGACTTCGGTGTTTGACAACAGATAGACCTTTCGGGTGATGTCTTCATGACCGGCGCCGTCGGTTATGACGTTCTTTGCGACGCGGATCACGCTGTCCAGGATCGCGGCGCGGAAGTCCGCTTCGAAGTTGGTCAGGAAGCCGGCTTCGGTGTCGTATTCGTTGTAGTTGGACCAGACGTTCGCGTTTGTAGGCGCGGCGTCGGCTCTGTGCGTTGCAGAATACCAGGACGTGGCGGCGCTGTTTAACCACTGGTCAATGTTGGACAACGAATAGCGGTTATTACCGTAACTCTTGCGGTTGGAATCGCTGTTCGACGCTTCCTTCGCGTCAAAACACTTCAGCGTGATAATCTTTTCAGTGACCAGTTTCGTTCGGCCGTTCGTGGTGTCCTGGTGACCGACTATGAACCTGATCGCCGTCCCGTTGTACTTCGTATTCGCCGACTTGACGATCGCGCCAACGGGCAAAGCGGAAAGTAATTTCGCCATAGGTTATTCCCTCCAATTCTTTTCTGAACAGGCTGAAGAACAGGTCGTCCGTCTTCCTGATCAGATGATAGCTGTTCCCGTGTTCGGCGTGGCCGGTCCAGGACGAATATGACTGAATGATCGTTTCAATGTCGATCCGGCCTTCGTCCAGAAGGTGACGGAATTTCTTCAGCTTTCGTCTGATTCGGTTTTTGCTGTCACGGCGAATTTTGCGGATCACCTTTCCGGTGTCCGTCATGTAGGTCCTAAAACCCAGGAAGTCGATTCCCTGGGTCAAGGGAAATATGGCCGTTTTCTGGTTCAGTTCCAGTCCAAGCGGAACAAGGAATTTTCTGATTTCTTCCAGGCAATACTGAAGATATTCCTTGTCGTGGTGGATCAGATAGAAGTCGTCCATGTAACGGCCATAAAATTTGATTCCCAGACGTTCCTTGATCATGTGATCCATTCCGGACAGATACAGGACCGCGAACCATTGTGAAGTGTGGTTCCCGATCGGAATTCCTGGCCCTTCGGTGGAATCTATGATCATATCAAGAAGCCATAAGACGTCGGTGTCTTTGATAAGCCGGCGAAGCTGTGATTTCAGAACGTCGTGATCGATTCTGTAAAAGTATTTTCGAACGTCGCACTTCAGGACCCACCCGTCCGTCCCGTGTTGCCGGTAAAACTTCTGCATAAACAGTTTCAGGCGGTCAAGGCCGAAGTGTGTTCCTTTTCCGGATCGCCGGAATAGTCGAAGCCATATTCACGAAGGACGACGGTTTCTTCCGTGCCTTCGTAGGTTACGCCACACAGAACCACGCTGTCGCCCTCACAATGGCCGCAGACGGGCCGAAGTTCGGTGAATAGGTTAGACACCAGACAGGACGTTTCTGAAGGCGTACAGGCGAACCTGGTCACAGATACAGGCGATTCTGGGACGTGTCCAGAATCCCTTCCGGAACGCCGTCGCCGTCATAACCGACCCAGTTCGCGATCTGTGCCGGCGCGAAGGTGTGTGTCACGGTGGTTCCCGTGAAGCCGGTGTTTAACTGGTCCAGGATCGACTGAATGTCGTTGTCCTGGCGTCGCTGAACCTGTTCGGTCGTTTCGCCGGTCGTTTCGTTGATCGTGGACGCGGCCTGGGTGTGGGCCACCGGCGCCGCGTAGGCGATTAACTGGGTATTTGTGACATAGGAACCGGCGCTAACCTGAACGGACACGGCGGCCGCTTCCTGGTTCGTGATGAAGACGGCCAGGTCGTGAATGTGGACAGTGTCGGCCCCGTCTTCGAAAGACGTCGCCGGAATGACGTTGTCACTGTCTTCGCCGTCAAGCCACCCATAACAGAACAGGATTTCCTTTCCGTTGATGTCCTGGCCGAAAACGCCGATTTCCCTGACCCAGACGTTCGCTTCCAGTGCTTCGTTCGTGATCTGGACTGGAATTCGCATGATCGCCGGTGTGCCGTCGACGAATTCCTTTCCGGCAAGGTTCGCGGTTACGTCTTCAGGATTGATAAGTCCCGACAGGGTGTTCGGACTTACGTCCGGAACTCCGCTTCCGGCGGCCGCGCGCGTCAGGTTCAGTCCCTGTCCTGAAGCGATCAAGGCTGTCAGCGCTTCGACGCCGCTGTCGGTAACGATAGACTTGAATTTTGCCATGTGGTTTCCTCCTTATTCGGCCGGCTTGTAGACGTGCCGATTCAGAACCGCCATAGCGGAACAGGCGGCCGTCTGGGCCGGTTCGATTTTCTGTGGAATTTCGGTCTTCATACGAAGAACCAAATTCGCCGGAATCATTTGTCCCAGTGTGGCCACCAGGGCGTCGCGCTGTGAATAACCTTCCAGGCGGATTCTGACCAGTAGATCGTAGGCGTTTTCGTCCAGTGTGACGCTGAAGTCTTCGCTGACCGTGGACAGATACTTCAGAAGGGTCCTGTAAGTGTAGGGAAGCTGATCCAGGTATCGGATCAGGATTCTTTCGCGGCGTTCCTGTAAAGTGTCGCCAGGGGCCACAGAAAGGCCCAGAATCGCTTCCCACCTCTGACACCCATATTCGGTCAGGGACACAAGAAAGAAGTCGTCAGCGGCGTTCCTGACGTCAATGACGGCCCTTTCAAATTCCGGCTGTTCTGCGTTTGCGATCTGGTCGAATTCGATCAGTTCTTGAAGGCAACGCGGCCAGTATTCTTTAAGTAACATTTTCGACCACCCCCAGAACCGGAATAGCGTTCGACGCCAGACTGATATTCTGGGTCGTGCCGTTGATCGTGGTTCCGGTTACGTCGATAATTCCGTCGACGGCCAGGACCTTTGTTTCGATCTGGCTGACGCGGACGATCAGGACTTCCTGGTCGGCCCATTCCTTCGCCAGTTCGGCGAAGTATTCCTGGATAGCCTTCTGGACCTCTGCTTCGACAGATTCCCAGGTGTAGGACGTCGCAAAGGTCAGCGCAAAGGAAACATTCACAGTCGTTCCGACGACACCTTCCACGGTTACGACGTGGCCGATCGGCGCGATACCGTCACCGACGCCCTGGTTCTGAACGGGGTCGACGGACGTCTGGACGCTGTTGACCAGGTCTTCCGAAGGAATTCCCCAGTCGCTGTCGACGAAGATGATCTTGACGGTTCCGCCGCCGTTCCAGACAGGAATGACCTTGATCTTTCCGACGCCCTGAAGAAGTTCGACTTTCGTCTTATAGTCAGCCTTGTTTCCGCCGTAGGCCTGGGATTCAAGACTTTCCAGGTAACGGGAATACAGGTCGGCGTCAGATTCTTCGTCTTCGCCGTTGATCAGAATGTCGGCCAGGCGCGCGGCGCCCAGGCCTTCGACATAGTCGATCGGGAACAGGTTTCCCTGGTAACGGTTACCGGCGGCGCCGGCTGTTTCGCATACCAGGCGGAACTGACCAGTCGCCAGTTTTTCGGTGACTATGTAGTTCAGGGAATCGCCGGAAAAGCGCGTTCCGATAGGAACGTCCATAGCGTTTCCGTCGCCGTCTTCGAAATATCCCTTTCGGACAGCGGCAGTCGCGGCCGTTCGGAAGATACTTCGTTCGCGGACCTTCTTTGTCAGGTCTTCGCCGGTTTCGGTGTCGGGGAAGGCTCTGTCCATAAGATAGGCCAGTTCGATATACATGATCGCCAGTTCAGCGGCCGCCGGCGCTATGGCGTCATATACAACGGAACCTTCGCGTTTGTCGATAGAAG